TAACGATCGTCGCTTTACTCAAGGTTGGCCCTATGTTATACAGTTGGCTCTTCCCTGCTGCTGTTTTTAATTCTGAGGATTACTCAGGAAAGAAAGCAAAAGCTCGTGGAGGAAAACAACGTACTACAAAGAAATTGTCAGAACTTAAACAATTGACAGTCAATCATTCTACCACACTTCCACAATCGTCATTAAAATATGACCAAACAAACAACGATATCGTTGACAAGATCACCCATAGAAATATGTACGTGATGACTCTGCCCGATCAGGATCACTGTCTTGGAAATGTTACTTTTATTTCTGACAGAATCGCCATGATGCCCATGCATTTCTTATCAAAGATTGCTTTCATTATGGAGGATTATCCCGAATACACAACAAAACTCGTTAAATTCGAAAAAGTTTATTCAAAACAGATTTTCTTCGAAGTCCCTATGAACGAATTGTTCGACATTGTTTCAGGAACTGATCTTGAAAGCCTTGACTGTGTTTTCGTTCGTTTCCCTCGTCACGTCCCACAACATTGTGACATCACAAAATTCTTCCTTAAAGCCGAAGACATCATCAAATGTAGCGACTTGAATTATCGCCTAGTTATTGGTTCCACTACTGGAACAACTAGCTGGTGCGGAAAAGCTCGAGCTGTTGAATCTGAAGTTGTTTCTGGTGAGAGCGGGTATGTTCTCTCTAAAGCTTTTAAGTACCAAGCAGCTACCGTCCCTGGAAATTGTGGAGCCATTTTTACAATGGTAAACACATATCTTGGAAATCGTCGAATTTGTGGTATGCACTCTGCAGGATCCGGATCCACCGGTCTAGGTCTCGCAAGCGTTATTACACAAGAGGACGTTTTGAAAGCACTTGAAGGCGTTGACCGTATCACTCAAGAATTCGAAAGTGAAGTTTTCCCACAAGCTACAGAAGTCATTTTGGACGGTCGTTTTGGTCCCCTTTACCATTCTGACACCAAAGTTTCCTCTGGTTCCATGTCCCACATCATTAAATCAGACTTATATGGAATGTGGCGGCCGGCGCTCACTGCGCCAGCTCGCTTATCTCCATTTGTCTCGAATGGCGTCAAAATCAACCCCCGTGATAACGCCATGGCCACTTACTGCCCACCTTTCAAATACATTGACCCCAAAGTTTTTGCAGAGATCTCCCTCGCAGTTGGTGACAATCTTGAACATGTTTCCAAAATTGATGTTCCACGAGTCCTTTTGACGGCTGAACAAGCTATCAAAGGTCTCGATAACGATCCTGATTTTAATGGAATTTCACGTTCAACAAGTGCTGGTTATCCTTACAATGCTCAATCAAAACGTTTCCCCGGAAAGGTTGAGTATTTTGGAACCGGCCAAGAATATGATCTAACAACTCCAAAAGCTCAAGAACTTTTGTTGGAAGTTGATAAAATCATTTCTGATGCCAAAAACTCCATTAGACACCTCCATGTCTACACAGATTGCCTAAAAGACGAACGTCGCCCCCTTGCCAAAGTTGAAATTGGCAAGACACGTCTTTTCTCCGCATGCCCTCTTCCACTGCTAGTCGTTACAAGAATGTACTTTGGTTCCTTTATCAAATGGTGCCAAGTCAATCGTATTGAAAACGGTTTTGCAGTTGGAGTCAATCCATACTCCGTTGAATGGGAAGCTCTCGTACAAAAGATGCTTCAATTTGGCACCACAGAAACTAAAAATTGTGGAGCCGGAGATTATAGTGGTTACGATGGATCCGAAAAGCCAGTTATACACTGGGCAATTTTGGATCTCATGAACCGCTGGTATAATGATGGTAATGACAAAGTTCGCGAAGTTTTGTGGCTTGAGATTGTTAATTCTCGCCATATTTTTGATGATTTTATTTATGAGTGGTTTTCGTCCATGACAAGTGGATGTGCCTTAACCACCATCATCAATAATCTATACAACCACTTCTGCGCAAATTACGTGTATTGGAAGAGCTTCGATTTTGAACCCCGTGCTCTCTATACGTTCTACACAAACATATTTTTCATCGTCTTTGGTGATGATAATTTGTTCTCCGTACGCCCCGGTATGGAACCACATTTCAACGAGAAACTGATGTCTGAAAACGTTAGTGACTTAGGTATGAAATATACAACCGAATTGAAAGGTGAAACAAATCTTGCATTGAGAAAGTTGACTGACGTCAGTTTCTTAAAGCGTGGATTCCGTTTTGAACCATTCTATGGTCGTTTCACAGCCCCCCTCGAGTTGTCCGTTATACTTGAGATGCCCTATTGGACGAAAGCTTGTTCTAACCCAGACACAATCACAAAAGATAATGTTAACGCGGCTCTTCGTGAGTTGTGTCTGCATCCTCCCTCTGTGTTTGATGAATGGGCCCCAAAGATCATTTCCGCTTTCAAAAATACTTACGGTGAAACACCAGTCCAAACCCGTCGCTCTGCTCTTCTTGCAGTAGTTGATGGGGCTGATGACTGGTATTAATCGTCCCAATGTCAGGCATGACGTTAAACATGCACCCGAAAGTTAGCGTGTACTTACAAAAACGCCAACAACTGTTCAGTGTGATCTTTGCACCTAATAATACGTTCTCTTGAATCCGTGTAACTGCTGCTGAACCTAAAAGCTGTTCTATTTAGAACGAGATGGCTAGGAGGCATCCCCTCCGAAATCTCAAAGAAAACCAGGGTGAACGAATTTAATGCTATCGTTCATCACAAAAATGCATTCCAGAAAATCCAATTGACAATCCTCTATTTGTGTCAGAGGTCATAAGTGACACATCAAACAACGTTCCTACTCCACAACCAATTTTACTGATGATGCTTCAGTACAAATTGCCAAAATGTCTATGAGAACAGATATCAATCCTTCCCTTAAGTCTGCAGCTCACACGCAGCCGGAAGAGTCTATTCATGACTTCCTTGCCAAACCATATCCATTCTACTCCGGAGTTCTTTCAACTTCGGATACATCATCCACAT